CATCGAAGTCGCCATATAGTATTGTGCAGTCGTTAAGCACTGTTTTAACGTCTTCGTCGAAGGCGGAATTGCATCTATCTTCTGAGACAGGTGTGCCAACTTCTTGTCCATACTCTGGATCACTATCAATAACCAGATGACCAATGCCAAAAGTAGGCAACCCGAGATGGTCGAGGTATATTTTATTAACTGAGCCTTCGTCATATGCAATCTCTTCTCTAAGTTTATCTATGTTCATTTGTCATTCCTTCTATTACATTGGTATTTATGTACTTTGCGGCCTCTGCATGTGCTTTTTCTAAAGGGTGCCCGTTAGGTCCTATAGGGTATTGTCTATGTTTGCTCCATTCTAAAAAACTCATACCTTCAAAGTCTATGATATATGGTACTACTTGTTCTTGTAAACTTGCTATTGCTCTTGTCCAGGCTATTGTTCCAGGGCCTGGCGATCGCATATCATTGTAGGTAAGACTATAGTGTGTATCTAAACAAGTCATAATGAAATCAATATTGTTTTGTTTTAATAAAGAAATAGTACTGTGCATCTGTTGCAAGTTCCTATGCAAGTTCCAGATATCACTGTCTATATTACGATAAAAATAATGATTTAACTTGTCCTCGTGTTGTGGATGAGTTGTCGTCCAAAGATCTGTTTCAATATCAACGTAGTCAAACCTTTCATACCATGACCAATTTATAATATATAGTGTATCTTGTTTAATTCGGCAAGCAACTTGCCAACTTATCCATTGATTACCCGCTCCACCAAGTGAGCATGATTGATATGTTGCGTCTAATGATTTTGCTAATAATGCTGGCCAAGTGAAAGAACTAGCACAGTCGTCAATTTCAGTCTGAGGCGGACAATCAGCCAGCTCATCACCTCTAGTGAAACTATCGCCAATAGCGATAACTTTATTATAGGGCATTTACATTCCTGCGTTGGTTAACAGATTCTTAATGTCTTGTGCTTTTTTGTCTTTGTTGTATATAGCTTTGGTAGGAAGACCGGCTGCAGTTCTCATCTCATTGAGATCAAATTGCTCGCGTTCTCTATATTGTTGTGGTGATGTTGGTACTAATTCATTGTATGTTTCTACAGTGAAAGGCATTTCTTCGCCTTTGTAACCCATGGTCCAACCGTCACCTTCATATTCAGTTAGTGTGTTAAAGTCATCTAGTAGTTGTACAAGATTATCAGCAGTGTAACTTCTACGTTTCATTTCAACGTAAACTAGATATCTATTGGGTTTGATTTCACCTGGTGACATATCAGCGTCTAACACAAAGTCATAGCCTTTTTCAAACCAGTTGACAAGGTCAATGGCTGCTTGATGGTCTCTAACAAAGAAACTTGCAACAACAATTTCATCATCGTCACCCATCTTAGATGCAAAGTCATCAATGTACATTGTGTTCTTAAGCATGCCTGCTAGGTCTTTGTAGCCTAAGCCTTCATTTAAATTAAACTTGGACATTGGCATCCATCTCTTCTTGTGTACCTTGATCCATAATTGCTTGCTGATCCAAGTCTTGATCATATGCATCATCTAGATCTTGTAGGTCGATTGTTTCATCTTCTAGTTCAACAGAACCAGTTCTAATATCACTCATTAAACTTTTTGGCATGATAATTTCTACCAACCAAACAGGTTTTTCTTCTAGTCTAGCAACTTTTGTACCAGGTTTAAAATCACTTGGATTTTTAATTTTAACAGGAACTTTCATCTTGGTCTTCTTCCATTTGATCTCACAATCAAAAGGCAGTAAACGCATTGCACCACGTGGGTCTGGCATCAGTTTTGCTGGCCATAAAAACGTGCAACTTACTTTGTAAGGACCTTGATCTGGACCTGCTACTAGTTCGCCTAGTTCCCAATTGCGGAATGCAAAAATATCAAGTTCGTTGAGAACTCTTTCAAAGTCCAACAGTACATTCATACTGCCGTCACTCATATAGATACCTTTGATGTTATCGGCAATCATCCAGTAGTCTTCGTCGTTCTTAAAAATGTCTGAGTCTTCTAATTTCATAACTGTATTTAGCTGAGTTGTCTGTTAGTGAAAATTACTGTGCATTTGATCGTTCGTTTATTTAGTACTGAAATTTTAAAAATTACTGTTGTTATATTTTACCGGTGCATTGGCCTAAGTATTAGTATGGGTAGCGAATAATCAACCCAATTGTAAGGAGTTACAATGTCTCGAGCTAAACGCAAAGAAAAATACAATCGTAAACAACAGGACAACACAATTAACTTCAACGAAGCATACAAACAACGCAATATAGAACTTCGTCCGAAGTCAATAAACCAAGAAAAACTTATACTGAATTTACTTGATAGCACACAAAATATTGTAGTTGCTACAGGCCCAGCAGGCACGGGTAAAACCTATTTGGCTATGCTTGCGGCAATTAAAGCATTCAGACTTGGTCATTGCGAACGTATTATACTGACACGCCCAGCAGTGGGAGTGGACGATGAGAAACACGGATTTTTACCAGGCGATTTAAATAGCAAAATGGAACCATGGACTAGACCATTGTTTGATGTACTGCGTGAGTACTATTCAGCAAAAGAAGTCACAGCAATGCTAGAAAATCAAACCATTGAAATTTCACCACTGGCATTCATGCGTGGTAGAACGTTTAAGGACGCTTGGATTATAGCAGACGAAATGCAAAACGCAACGCCAAGTCAGATGAAAATGTTAATGACACGTATTGGTGAAAACAGTAAAATAGTAATCACTGGAGATGTAGAGCAAACAGATAGAACGGTTCACAACAATGGACTTATTGATCTATGCAAACGTCTAGAAACAAAACGTGAAGGACTGGCAGTTTGTTATATGACCAACAAAGACATACAACGTCATCCAATTATTGACACAGTATTGGAGATATACGCAACTTAATTTTTGTTATACAAATACTTTTTATCAGAAACAAGCACCCAGTCGTTATCAAATACGACTGGGCCATAGAGTGCATCTGTTAAGTCTGACTTAACAAAAATGTTCTGCTTACGAGAAAACATACCTGCATTGTTTAATGCATTAAGTTCTACATATCCTACATTTCTATCTTTTACGCACAGATCCCACATGAAACCTGTAAGGTATATATTTTCTATACTAGGATTTATGCAATTACAATAGTAAAGAATCTGTAATGGATGTAATGCAACAAATCCAAATTGATTGTCTCGCAGTGTCATATCACTGATTATACGATCAGTCAATTCAGTGTAAACAGGTGTGCAATCATTCCATTGCTTCCGCAGAGTATCTACTTGTGTGTCATGAGAAAATATTTGTTGACTATTACTATAAAACGGTTCATCTTGTTCAACCTGATTTAAAGTGTTAGTACTATAAGTTGCTAGTGCTACTGCACCTACTTCATCAGTGCTAACGAAGTCAACAATACGATGCATAGTATCTTTTACATGATATTCACAAGGCCATGTTGACCAGGCATCTATTATTATAACTAAGCTGCTCATCAAAATACTTAGTATTATTTGGCTCTGGGGGTAGGATTCGAACCTACAAGGTTAAATATATTGCAGTACACTCAACCATACGGTTAACAGCCGTACGTGTTTACCAATTTCACCACCCCAGAATAATTCTACTTGTCCAATGCGGCTATCATACGTGTCATGCCGATGCCGCCGCCTACTCTTGGAAAGAAATCAAACTTTAAAAATTCTTCTAGTTCTGCCTCTACACGATCTTTACCAAACAATTTAAACAATAGTTCACTATAAGCACCATCTGTAATTGTGTGAAATGTATCTCTCATTAAATCTACATCTGTTGAACGTTCTGCTGAACCTATTGTTTCCATACCGCCTAGTATTACATCTATCTTTTTACTAAAACTTTCACCTGGGTATCTGCTCATATTCCAAAATGGTGATGTGAATTCTGGAAAGTCTGTAATCATTGCAGTTTCAAATTCATTAAACATTTTACCTTCTTCATCGGCAGTCATTTCATAATCAGTAGGTAGTCCATAATGTCCTTGCCATTCTGCATATGTTCTTTCTTCTGGTTTTGGAAATCCTAAGTATTCTACTAATTCATATTCCATTGCTTTAAGATCATCTATGTTGCCAGGCATTTCAAATTCAAACATTGGAAAGATTATATCGTGTCTTCCGGGTATTGCATTTGGCTCTTGTCTGTAGGATGTAGAGACACAAAAAAAGCCCTTTGCTGAGGGCTGACTTAGTAATTCATGTTCTAACCACATCTGGCCAGTTTGTGGTAGTGGCCATACTTGGCCTGCGTAATTGTATGTTGCTACATTGAATGGATCTTCACATGCGGCTAGTATGCTCAATCTGTTTTGTGTGTGTACTTCAAGAAATCCTTTTTCCAAAAAAAATGACCTTAAAAG